GGAGTTTGACAAGATGATTAATGCACTTAATAAGTTCGTTGACAATGATGAAAATGAATAAGATAAGGCGTGACATCTGTCACGCTTTTTATGTTTCAGATATATTTATAAAGAAAAAAGATATGAACAAGTATAAGGAAGAGTTTTCAAACTATATCAGCATCATGAAGGAAGCACTTGAGAGAGAGAACTTCGAGGCTTATGATGCAGCAAAGGATATGCTTGAGGAGTCAATAGACGAATGCAGGCATGAGAAAGAGCTTGCCACACAGCTTGACACCAATAACTTCGGCATTCTCAACCACATATTTGAGGAAAGATTACCAGAGCTATTTAGGAAAAATAAAAAAGCTGTCAGAGACGTTATAAAGACCATCAAGGAGGATAGCAACCTCATGGGTGAGTTCAACTATTATAATGCAATTAAGCAGTACAAGGGAAAACTTGCTGAATCAATCGAGCCAGATACTGTTATATCAAAGCTTAACGAAGCTATCGTGGCTACGATAAACAAGGATACGGTAAACAAGTCAAATGCAAAGCTTAGAAAGGTACTGAAGGAGCACAATATCATCCCTAATGACTTTATCGACGAGGAGGTAAAGACACTCTACGAGTCTGGTCATAACATACTTACCAAGAAGCTCAATGCCATTGGTAACGTCATGACGATTGCTGAGAGCAGCAAAAACATCTGCGATTATATGAACAAGCATAAGACAGATGTTATCAAGGAACAGATTGACCCAGACAAGCTCATAAAGCAGTTCAAGGATAGAATGAGGGAGACATTGACTGAATCAGAAATGTCATTTGTGAAGGAGATTACCGACTGGAGAAGTCCAATCGCTGAACAGAGGAAAGAGAAGCTGTTCAACAAGTTCAAGAATGAGTGTATTGAGAAGGTCGATGAAATGCTCAAGGAAGATGCTGGAAACGTTGAGCTTGAGTCACTGAAGAAACAACTTGAGGAACAGACTTTCAACAAGGAGTCAATTGTACAGGATATTGCAAAGCTTTTGGAGATAAGGGACATTCTTTTGGATAAGTAATGTTTTAGTGAAGTAAGTAAAAATCATGGGTAACCCGTCCTGGGTTGCCCATTTTTCTATTTAAAGGACTTGATTTTTTTGGTATTTTTGGTATATTTTATCTACAAAGAATCATGTCATGAAAAGATTAAACAAAGAATATAGGTTAGACGTTTCGGATAACGTCGTGTTGAAATACGGGAGTGTAAACAAGGACAACCCACAGGTTATCTATGTGTCTGGAAAGTGTTGGGTTTGCCCTACCAAGGATACTGACTATGATGAAGTTATTTCCAACATCGAGTCAGACATGAGGAGGAACATAAGGAACGTACTGGTGGATGGTGTGAACTTTGAGAACAGGTTCATATTGGATTTTGACATAAGCACTGATGGTTTTTTCCCAAACAGGAAGAAGTTCCTGTCATTCGACTTCTATCTCCGTCAGAACGAGAGGAACAAAAAGAAGCTTGCCGACCTCAAGCAGTTGCTTGGTGGTAAGGTTAGTCTAATATCAAATAAGATGGTGTTTGCGTTTAAAGAAAATTCTTTTACAGTTGAAAAGAAGAAGTAATGTAATATTTATATAAAAAATACGACATTATGAAAAAGATTAATATATCAGAGGATAGACTCAAGAAGGCTCTTAGGGAGATATTCAAGGAAGAAATGTATCAGAGTAATCAAGACCCTTTTGCTGACCAAAGGGAATTTAAACGTGAGGGTACTCCATATGAGAACGTGGAGGATGGTCATGGCGAGTCCATTGTTGGTAAACCAGTTGACCCAACGATATACCAGCCAAACCAGGAACTTAACAGATATGGGGTGAAAGGTAACGGTATGGCATAAAAATAAGCGAGGTGTTTGCCTCGCTTTTTTTATTTTATCCTCTAAAGTTATTCAATACATAATTTTCAAGTATTTCTCTATTAGTACCGTCTAGATTCAGATAGAATTTAGTCATTACCCCATAAGACCCCACAGCATCGTAATATGCATCAAATTTGTTTTGTAAATGATGTGCCATATTTGGGTCATTAGCCCATGCTTTCTGTATGAAATCATAATCGTAGTTTGTACACCAATAGTTCCATAGTTCGATAGAACTTTTACCCGTATTTTCGTTAAGTACTTTTTTTATAGACTCTGATACTATTGTTCTCAAGTCATTTTGTGTGATTTTTATTGGCTTCATGAATTTAATATATTTTTAATTTTGTTTATTTTCTCACTGATAATGTCTTTGTTATTTGTAGATGTATTAGCCTCGACGTACTGCTGAAGTTCCTCAGCCTGTCCTACCCAAGCTCCAGGAGTTGATGGGTCGGATACAACATCCCAACAGATAAGCTCGAAGTCATTACCAACGATATACTGTCCTAATTTTTGTTCAACTGAACCTACTCCTCTTGATGACACACCAATCTTAATTCCATTGAGCAAGAGGTTTGCCATCTGGTCTCCACGAGTTGACACGATTCCATATTTCCTAAATCCATGTGAGGTGTTAATCATACACTTTCCAACGAGTGTTCTTCCTTCCCAGTGAAGCTCTGTGATATTGATTGCTATCCTGTCCAGGTCAATTGTTGACTCTGCTGGGTGGTTAAGCTCACCTATAGCGTTACTTTCCTGTATCTTCTTCTGGTAGAGTTCAACCTGTTTCTTTAGCACTTCCTCTGGATATATTCTACCGTTGGCGTTCTTCACTCCGAACTTCTGGAACACAGCGTCAACAATAAATGGGTGTGGTACGTGCCATTCTCCGTCTATACCCTCTGTGATGTTCTGAGGGTTTTTGACGTACATGTATCCATCCTTCTCGATGAGGATACCGTGACCTGTTTTACCTTCCTTTATTATTTCAAGTTCCTTTTTCATTACTGTTTATATTTTTATTTATAAATATTTACACATACTCAAATATTTATATTATGTATCACATTTCACAAGTACATGATTTTCAGCCTATAATAGCAGTATTTTTAGACGTTTACGAATTTTTTTTGTACTTGTGCTATATTTATAATTAAAATAATGCATTAAAATTTATTTCTAGATGAAGAATATTAGGAGCAAAGTTGTAAGAGAATCTTTACTTGATTACAACGCACTCGCAAAATCTTTGCAGGAAAACACTGAAGGTGCAGTCAAGAATCTTCTTAGTGAGACTGTACGTGATACATATGCTAAGTTGTTATCTGAGGACTTTACGGAGGACGAGGTTGACGACGATGACAATGTAAATGGAGAGGTGAAAGATACTGCTGATGCAGGAGTGTCAGACGCTGCTGATGGAGGCGAAGAGCCTATTGAAGGAATGGGCAACGCTGAAGACGGAATGGATGCTGATGCTGAGGGCGAAGATGCGCTTGCTTCCGATGGTGAAGAGCCAGTAGAAGGTGAGGGTATGGAGTCTGAGGGTGATGCTGAAGGCGATGACTGGGCAGAGTTTGACAAGTACAAAGTGTCAGATGACGAGTATGACTTCTCAAATGCGGAAGACGAGGAAATCGTAAAGGTTTACAAACTTATGAAGAATGACGACCAGATTCTCGTTCATAAGGACGACGATAAGGTCAAGATTCAAGACAACGAAACTGGAGCTGAGTACATAGTTGACCTTGGAGGTGAAGAAGCTGCTGGTGTCGCTGCTGTTGAACCAGGTGAAGACGAGCCAAGTGCTGAAGTTGACCTTAGTGGTGAAGGCGGTGACGAAGGTGCTGGATTCGAAGACTCTGAGGGAAGCGACGTAGCTGATGATTTCAGTGACAAAGATGATTTAAATAACGAAGATGATATGAACGAATCAACAGAGAGAATGTTTGAGCTTGTACTAGAGTACGACTCAAATGTAGGATACACTGACAATTATCAGAAGAAGGACGTTATGACTACACCAGGTATGTCAGAGCCAGGAAAGAATGTAAATGACTGGGATGCAGGTGTACCAAAGGGTAAGTCAAAACCTTGGTCTGGTAAGAAAGGTGACAAGAGCGAGAACCAGCCATTCGATGGCGAGAAGGGCAAGACCGTTGAGGAGTCAATCCACACTGTGACACAAAACGGTCCACAGCGTAGAAGCACTACCACAATACAAGCACCAGACACCAGCAGAAGTGAAAAGGTTGGACGTAATTTGAGACTGGCTAAGATACCAGGACAGAAGAAGGGTACTGGCGAAGCAGCTTATACTGGAGTAGACGAAAGTATTGTAAAGAGAGTTAACAAGACCCTCAAGGAGAACAAGGAACTCAAGGAGACCTTGACAACCGTGATGGCATCGCTCAAGGAAGCTGCTGTGACAAACCACAACCTTGCACAGATAATCAAGCTTATCTCAGAGAACTCTACTACCAAGGAAGAGAAGGAAGAGATTATTAGAAAATTTGCTAACGAGGCTAAGACAATAGATGCTTCAAAGACCCTCTACGAGTCAATAAGCAACGACCTCAAGAAGGCAAAGAAGATGAACATCACTGAGGACAAGAACCTTTCAGTTGAGAGTTCAAAGAAAATCAACGAGACTCCAATCTACAAATCACAGGACATCATGGAATCTCTTGACCTCATGCACAGAATGATGAGATAATATAACTTTTCAGATTTTGTGTATATTTATAAAAAAAAAATAACTAATAAAAAATAATTTCATTATATGAAGGAATTTCTATCTAGTGGCGTAGTTGGTAACATTGAGTACAACGCCCAGAAACAGATACGTGAGAGCATTCAGAACCGTTGGGACCAGCTCGGTTTCACCGAAGGTCTTCCAGCAGGTATCAAGGAGAATGTTGCTACGTTGTATGAGAACGAGGCTAAGCACTTGATTTACGAGGCTACAGCTTCTGACAATAGCGGTTCATTCGAGACTGTGGTATTCCCTATCATCCGTAGGGTATTCAGCAGACTTCTTGCTAATGACATCGTATCAGTACAGGCTATGAACCTTCCTGTTGGTAAGTTGTTCTTCATCCTCCCTGTTACTTCAGAGAGAGAGTGGGAACTCCCAGCAGATGCAACAGGTGACACTGAGCCTGGCGATATCGTAGACGGTACTACTGGTCGTCACCTTGGACTTATGGGCTATGACAGAGTTAACCGTAACAAGGAAGGACGTGTAGAGCCACGTTACTACCTCCCAGACGAGACCATCAACGACCTCCAGAATGCATGGTACATCCCAGTTCTTAGCGACGAGGATACCTATGACACATTCGACGCAGCTAAGGAAGCTGCTGAGGCAGCAGGTCTTAACCCAACCGCTATCCGTAGGGTTGGTCCAGAGGTAACACAGTACTTCCAGAAGACTCTTTACGACCTCTTCTACAATGACTTCCTCTATGACAACTCAAAGGGTAAGGTAACTATCAAGGTTGGTAACGCAATTCCTGTGTTCTTAACCCCTGGTGGTGTTCGCCCATTCGGTGCTGACAACCTTAACAAGTACTTCAAGAGTGGATTCGACGGAACAGTTCGTAACATCATCCTTGAGATTGATGGTTTCTCTTCATTCAACGCTTCTAAGTTGACAGGTCCAGACGGTAACGAAATGGATACAGAGGAGTTCCTCGCTTCATTGAAGGTTATCACTCAGAAGGAGCTTCCAGCTGCTAATGTTCCTGGTTCAGAGAGCGTAATGACAGCTGCTTGCAGAAAGTTCGAGTCAGTTCCATTCCGTGTTGTTACACAGAAGTATGGTAAGGGTATCGTAGAGTACGGCGCAGCTTGCGACGCTGAGGGTAAGATGTATATCGAGCTTGACCTCGCTAAGCCAGTTGTACAGCAGGCTGGTACAATCGACGGTTACGTTGGCGTTGACGCTGCTGCACTTGACGCTGCTATCTCTAGCGGTTCAACTGAGGAGACAAAGGAGAGTCTTGCAAAGCTCTTTAAGATTGCTTGGGCACAGTATGACTCACTTGAGCTTGAGACCGAAATCGGTGAGGTTAGCTTCAAGCTTGATTCAGTAACTGTATCAGTTGTAGAGAGAAAGCTTCGTGCTACCTGGTCTCCAGAACTTGCACAGGACGTTTCTGCATTCCACAACATCGACGCAGAGGCTGAGTTGACAGCTATCCTTTCAGAGCAGATTGCTGCTGAGATTGACCGTGAGATTCTTCGTGACCTTAGAAAGGGCGCACCTTGGCAGGCACGTTGGGATGTCAACGGTTGGAGGAGAATGGCTGCATTCTCTACAAACTAC